AGTTGAATTTCTAAATGGGATTGCAGAAAACTTTGATATAATGCGAGGATACATAGATAATACTCGTGGAGAATTAGAAGATCGTGGATTAGCACATATGTGGCGACCTATGACCTTCTCTAGGAAGAGTAAGAATACAATGGCTCAAATTTTTGAGACTTATGTAATGAATGATAGACTTAAACTATTAAAAGATGAAAGACAAAGACAACAGATATTATCTGTAAATAATGAATTGAAGGCTCCTGAGACTCCTATGGGTCATGGTGACGCATTCTTTTCAATAGCGATGGCAGCACAAGCTGCTTATGAACTAGAACAAAATATATATACTACTTTAGGAAGTGCGACAGAATGGTTAGACGCTGTCTCGCCGGGAGAAGTTCCTGAGAGAAAGCAAGAAGTTTCAATTGCTGATACCTTATATGGTAAACGTGACGATAAGTTAAACGTACAGGAAATAGACGAGAATGGCGTTCCAACATTACGTTGGACATCCGATGATGGACAGGTAACGATCTCACCACCTAATCCGCATTGTCAAGAGTTAGTATGTACAAAAGAGTTTTGGGTTCCAGAACGAAATTTATGTATTTATTGTGGACATAGAGGATAAAAGGAGGTTTACATATGACAACAACATTAGCACCACACGCAGAGGTGGTTGCAAAGAACAGGTATTATTTAAAAAATGACCGAGGAGAAACGGTTGAAGACGGAAATGCTTTATTTAAACGGGTAGCGAAAGCGATTGCTGAAGTAGAAGATCAATATCTAACGCTTCCGATTGAAAAGAAATTACTGGAAAATCAGTTCCTGACTATTATGGAACGACTTGAGTTTATTCCTAATTCCCCAACATTAATGAATGCGGGAACAAAGCAAGGTACGTTATCAGCATGTTTTGTTTTACCCTTAGAAGATAGCATGGAGGGTATTATGAAAGCCGCTTCTGACGCAGCAATGGTTCAAAAGTTCGGTGGAGGAACAGGATTTTCCTTATCGAAATTACGTCCCAAAGGAACAGCCATTAAAACAACACATGGAAAAGCTTGTGGGCCTATTGAAGTACTTAAAGTCCTATCAAGTGTTTCTTCAATGGTTACCCAAGGAGGTAAACGTGATGGAGCGAATATGGCAGTTATGTCGGTATACCATCCTGACATACTTGAGTTCATCGATTGTAAATCAACTGAAGGTGATATACACAATTTTAATATTAGTGTTGGTGTTGATCAACATTTTATGGAATGTGTAAAAAATAAACTTGTCTATAATTTAATAGACCCACATACAAATCAATTAGCAGGAAAATTAAATGCTTATGAAGTATTTCAAAAGATTTGTGAGGGCGCACATAAAAATGGAGAACCCGGAATAGTATTTTTAGATAGAGTTAATAAAGATAATAAAGTAATTAAAGAATATGGGGAAATGATTGCTACAAATCCTTGTGGGGAGCAACCATTGTTAGCAAACGAATCATGTAATTTAGGTTCTATTAACGTTGCAAAATTTTATAGTGATGCTAATAGTTATGATGCATCGGGTTTAATTACGCACGGCCCAAGTACAGAATGGACAGAAAATATAAAGTGGGATCGGTTAACAGCCGTAACTAAATTATCAGTACATTTTTTAGATAACGTAATTGATGCTAATTATTATGCGACTTCTGAAATTGAGACTATGACAAAAGCTACACGTAAAATTGGTGTAGGGATTATGGGTTTTGCTGATTTATTAATTCAATTAAAGGTTGCCTATAATTCATCTAAGGCTCAAGAAATTGCAGCAAGGCTTATAGATTATATTACTAAGGTAGCGAATGAAGAATCGCTTCGATTAGGTGTATTAAGAGGCCCTTTTCCTGCATGGGAAGAAAGTTCTTTTAATCCCATTACTGAAGTATATCGAAATGCTTGCCGTATGACTGTTGCCCCTACAGGAACTATCTCTATGTTGGCAGATTGTTCATCAGGAATTGAGCCTACTTTTGCATTAGCGTGGAAAAAACAAAATATTTTAAAGGAAGAGACAGGAATAGCCCAAACATTAGTTTATACTAATTTATATTTTACACGGGAAGCAATAAACCGTGGTTTTTATTCGGATGATCTTATGGAATATCTGGCTGAAGGCGGTAATTTACAAGATCGAGATGATGTTCCTGATGATGTAAAAGAAATTTTTATTACATCACCCGAACTAACTCCTGCTGAACATGTTTTAATGCAAGCAGCCTTTCAAGCACATGTGGATTCAGGAATATCAAAAACTATTAATATGTCAAACGAATCTACGATAGAAGATGTTTATGATACATATATGTTAGCATGGACAATGCAATGTAAAGGGATTACGGTCTATCGAGCGGGGAGTCGAGAACAAGAAATTCTAGTAAAAGGTACAAAAAGTAATAAAATAGAGGCTGAATGTTGTGAGAATCCCCAGATTATCTATGAATCAGGTTGTCATAAATGCCTTTCTTGTGATTGGAGTGCTTGTGAGATTGCATAATTTAAAGTTTTCTAGTATAATATATAGAGAACATAGTTGGTAAGGAGGTATCATATGTTTAAAAAATTTTTTAAACCCCAGTTTTCCATGCCTAAAATAGCTTTGCCAACAATTAAATTTCCGAGGTTTAAGATACCTATTAAACGGATAGCTACGGTTTTGGGGATGATAAATACTACACTTTTATTAGGGTTAGGTAGCCTTGGATTATTTGTATCATATATAAATCCTATTCCTGCTATTACTCCTTATATATCGATGAGTTTGGCAACAGAACTTTTTGATGGAATAGTTTTATTACAAGCGAATTTGCTGTGGTCAATTAGTGGTTCTGTGGGATTAATTTTAGCTGGGTTTATTCTACACTTATCTAATTTTAAACCCTCTGCAATTCTTAAATCGCCCATAACAATATATAAAAAAGTAACTATATGGAGAAATTGGCTGCTGGTTAAAATAGAATATTTAAATGCTGAGTCAGCAAAATGGAAGACAGCCTTTAAAATCATAATGTCTCCTTATTCCTTCTTGAGAATGATGGGGCTAAGTCCACAAATGGCTATAGGCTTGTTAGCACTTGGCGGTACGGCGGGTACTGGTGTCGTAGTTAATGAAACAGTTCTTGCAGATCGATCATTTACAAATGGAGATTCAGGCATTTATGCTGCCCCTGCCCAGAACCCTTCTGCAACTCTAGAACAAGAACTAGCGTGGAGAAAGGAAAACAAAGAAGATAATACGTTAAGAATAGTCTTAGCAGACACTCCAGTAAGAGAAATTAAAATAGAGAATGTAACAGTAGGTACGGTTTATACCGGGTCTGCGATACCTTCATCAGCACATACTTCTGCGGGTGGTACTGCGGCTGCGGCTACAGCAGTATTGATTGGTGGAACAGTAGTAGCTGGAGAGAATGCAGTCCCTACTTTTCTAGAGGTGGGCGAATTACTGATCGAGAAGTCGAGATGTACGTTTATGTATTTCGATAATATTACGGCGCATACGATTAACGTAATTGGAAACGCCTCAGACGGGCAATCAATTAATCAATCACCGGGAACCTCAAGAATGAGGGCAGTCGGTGGTGGACATCATCAGGCTGAAGCGATGGTCACTTCGGGCGGATCATATGATAGGATACATATCGATGCCCCAACCAGCAATAAAAATGGGAAAATAGATAAACTAACCCTTTCAAATTTATTTACTGAAGGGGGCGCATGTGTATTTGACCGAATGAAAATCGGCACATTAACTATAAAACTTAATGAAATAGGTGGTGGTGGTAACGCTGGTGTCTCAGATGGATTTGCTACTAAGGAATTCAAGATACATCAAAGTGTAACAGCTGCCAATTGGAATGTAAGCGACAACGTTGAAGTCGTTACTGCTGCACCTACAAGTACTTTAACCAACGAGTAAAGGTGATGCAATGGGTTGGAATTCAGATATATGGGGACTGTTAATTCAACTAGCAGTCCTTATCGCCATTTTAAGTTTGGTAACAACAATCATGATAGGAGTAATAAATACATAAATGAGTACAATAATATATACATCTAACGGGTGAGGGCCTTGTATGGCAACTAAGTCTTGGTTGCGAAATAACTCAATAGATTTTGAGGAACGAAACGTTTCTACGAATGACAAATATTTAAAAGAGTTAGTACAACAAGGTTACCGCACAACCCCCGTTGTAGTGAAGGGAAATAGAGTGGTAGTGGGGTATAGCCCCGGAGTATTAGCAAAAACTTTTGGTGCGTAAAGGAGGTGATCCTGCATCTAAAAAAGTAAAAGGAGAGTAAAGTATGGTTATGGGAAATATGTTAAGAGATAGAGAAGTACAGTATATAGCAATGAAAGATGATACGACACAGACATGGAGGATATTGGATAGTTGGAGTGATGGTCTAAAAAATATAGATTTAGAAGATGATATAGATGATGAGAATCCCGCAGTTAAAGTGTTAACTGAAGGGGAATTTATAGCCCTTATTAAAGAAGCGGGGCGATTAGGCATCTTAGCAAATGCTACTTATGGAACAGGAGCAGCTGAATTTGAAGCTGAACTCCTAGAAAAAGACCAAGAAATACAAGATTTAAATACAAAAATTACAGCTTTGGAAGAAGAGAAATCCCAAGTGATTAGGGAAACTTCTTATTCAAAAGATTATGAACTGAAGGAAAAAGCAATGAACTCAATTCTAAAATTAGTATCGATGCAGGATATGACAAATCTAGGTAGGGAGCAATAAATGAAATTATCTGAATATTTACCCGAAGTACCACAGTTTGCTCAATCATTAATTAATCTTAATGAGCAAGTAAATATGATGTCTCTAATGAAATCGGCGGGGGATACAGGTGAAGCCCCCACTATTGGACTAGATCATGTAGTTAATACTTGGGTACGTCATCAAATGGCGTACAGACAACAATTAGTTCAAGATTTACAGACAGTCTGTATGACAGTACAAGAAGTACGAACCCCTTTAAATCATATTACTGGAGAAGTTTTTAGAAGAGGCATTATTTGGAAACCTAAAGTTGATCGTCCTGATGAAAAACAAAAAGATAGATTTGATAAATTTTTAGTGGACTGTAATATATTTGATCAGTCTTTAGAAGAAGTATTAAAACAGTTCCATTTTGATGTGAATTCAATTGATGACGGTTTTTTATATTTACATAAGGAATATAAACATGGAGAAGACGGAAAACTTCGATCCAAAGTTAAAGAAGTACGAAGACTCAATCCAGCCTTGGTCGAATTCGACCTTGACGTTGCTGGCTTACCGAAAAACGCACATTTTATATGTCCGATCCATCGAGAAGAACTCCATGAGTCCAGAGGAAAATGTACTGAACCCGACTGCGGATTGGAAATGTATTCGGTCATGTATAAATATTATCACAGGAATCAGCATATTTATTTATTTGATGATGAAGTTATTCACATGTCTAAATTTTCTCCATCGGAAACTTATGGGTGGAGTCCATTACTTACTATATTTGAAAAGACATTAACTCTTATTGGAATGGATAAAAATCTATATAGGTATTTCTTTGAAAGAAAGATGCCTGCTTCTATGTTAATGGTTACAACAGATGATCCCGAATCACTACGCCGAGAACGGGCGCATATAGCAGCACAAACTCGTGTAGACCCTAACTATATACCTATGGTAGCAGTATCTGCTAGAAGTCAACGGGGTCGAGTAGACCTTGTAAGACTATTCCATACCTTACAAGAGATGGATTATCTCCCTGTTAGGGAAGAGATACGAGAAAGAATTGCATCTATGTGGGGTGTTACTCCTGCATGGCAGGGCGCACCTGAAGCTTTTGGAGGATTATCTACGCAAACACAACAATTAGTTGTTATGAGTCGTGTTGTTGAAGCAGATCAAAGAATGTTTCAAGAGAAAGTATTCCCTCGTCTATTAGATGCATTCGGAATTACTGATTGGTCATTAGATTTACCTAACCCTGAAGAAAAAGCAGAAGCAACTAAACTTAGTTTTATTCAACAAAGGGCGCAAATTGTAACCGCTTTTGCAGGATTAGGTTTTACGGTATCCTTAAAAGAGGAAGGTGTTCCTATAGAAGATGCTGAGTTCATGATCTCTGGTGACATGGTTCCATCTGCTGAAATGGCAGGCGAAGCACAAGCTATGGAAGTTGCCCAACAAGAACAACAATTCCAAATGCAACAACTTCAAATGGAACAACAAGCAGAAGGTGGTGAAGGTGGTGGAATGCCTATGCAAGCAATGTTACTAAAAGCTGAAGGAAAGTACAATGGACGAACAGGGGGAATAACCCCGGACGCTTCCATGAAACTTCCCGGTGAAGAACGTGATATAGATGAGTACGCAGAAGCAAGAGAACGAAAAGCTTCTGAACGTATGTTAGGATTGCGTAAGGATAAAAAGAATGCCTTATCAAAAACATGGATTGGATCACTTTTAGAGAAAGGTTTTACTGCTCCAATAGTTAAAGAACTATCTCCAGATGCCAAGAAGCTTTGGTTTACTAATGAAGGTGTTCATTATGTAGCTGACCTTGGAGGAGCAGGAAGTGTTCTTTCTGTGGAGAAAGCTACCTTTGCTCGATTAGATAATAATAAAGATACGAATCCTAGTGTATCATATCAACCAGCAGGACGAAATAATCCTTTTGAAGACGGTTCTTATGACGATGAAGACGAAGCCTAATGCCAATTAAAGAAAAAGATGGTAAATGGTATTGGGGAAGTCAAGGGCCTTTTGAATCTAAAAAGAAGGCAGAAGAAGTTGCAAGAGCAGCCCACGCTGCTGGATTTGCAAAAACAGAAATTGGTCAAATCTTAGAAGGGGAAAAACCACATTTAGTAGAACGACCTTTAACAAATCATCCATCTTACCCACCACGAGATAAAACTCGTAGAAAACGACTTGATTGGACAGAAGATACTCCTACTGCAAAACTTCTAAAAGATAAATCTTATTTACATCCAGAACAACGGAACTACAGGAAAGCCCCACAAGAAAATACAAAAGGCAGTCCTCCGTATGTTAACGATGATCCAAAAGAAGTAAAGCGTAAACCCCAACATCCTGTCGCTCATTCACATCAGCATCTACATAAAGAAGGTGACGGGGGTGATAGTAGTGGGAGTTCCTTTGGAGGAACCGTATTCACATCAACTAATGCAGGAATCTTCTCTCCAACCTATGGAGAACGGGAAGCAAAAAGCAAGAAGAAACGAAGTGGAGTTGAAAAGTTAGGGGTGTATTTAACAGATGGATCACCTACTAAAAAGGCAGTTAAGAAGTCTGCTGGACTAGAATTAGTAGAATGGTTGTTAAAACAAGATGAAGATGATTTACAAAAACCTGTAGAGAGAACAGGTGACTTACCTTCTGAAAGTGCTGTATTAGCAGAGCAAAGAGATATGGAAAATAAAATTAAGATATTGTCAGATCAAGATAAGAAGAGGAGGAATTCAATGGAAGAAAACGCAAACCCACCCACAGGTGGTGAAGGCTCTCTCCCCGATAATAGTGTAGGACAAAGTAGGGCTTTTGCCTTATCAAAACAACCAATGGCATGGGGGCCTTATGATAATACTGATGACCTAAAAAGAACGGCACGTTTAGATGTTGAGGATGAAGACGATGAGTATTATGATACTGAATTTGAGAAAGCTATGGGTCACTTATATAATATAGCAAAAGAAGATGATCAGCCCATACATCCAGTTTCCAATGCCATATTACAGTTAATGAAAGATAAAGCACTTGACGGAAAATAATTTTTCTGTTATAGTGTGTCCCAAATGCGAAGGTAAGATGCGTGTAAACGCAGATCAAGACTTGTCATGTATTACATGTGGCAAGGTAATTACATTACAGGTAAGGAGGACTTATGATTCCAGAACAGGCAAGATTAGAAATAGGAAGAAAGAGAGCGACAGGAGAGACATGGACGGGAATAGCGAGGTGGATACTAGAAGAATACGGCGTGGAAGTTCATCGAACAACGGTTCAACGTTGGCACGACAAAGACATCCTTTCCGAATTTGAGATAGAAGAGAGTGACGATGTATTAGATTCTTCTAAAGAACGTTTAAAGATAGATAAAAAACTTCAAACCTTTAAGGCTGAATCAGTTTATTGGAAGAAGATGTATGAACAATCTTCCAAAAGAGAAGCAAGAAAAGATGTAGTAGAAGAGATAATTCAAGATTTAGTGCCTGCTTTTAAAGCAGTTAAGATACCAAAACCCCCAATAAACAAAGGGAAAAGTAACACAGATCAGATTGTAGTTGCTCCACTTACAGATACTCACGTAGGAGATTTTGTAAAAGCTGATCAAATGATTGGTTTAAATCAATATGATATAGATATATTCAACAAACGATTAAGTGGTTGGGCTGAATCAGTTTACAACCTCGTTGAATTAAGACGAAACATTGCTCCAGTTAATAAACTAATTGTTCCTATGTTAGGAGATATGATTAGTGGAGATATTCATGAAGAGTTAGCTAGGAGTAATATTGATCATTGTATGGGACAAATGATTAGAGGGGCAAACTTAATTGCCCAAGCTATAATGTTTTTCGCACCACACTTCCAAGAAATTGAAGTGCCATGTGTTGTAGGTAATCATGGTAGAATGACTAGGAAACCACCAATGAAAGACAAGTATATGGATTGGGATTATATGTTATATCAATGGGTTGCTGCATTTTGTGCTAATCAAAAGAATATAACTTTTAAGATTCCTCGTAGTTTTGCTACATCATTCGATGTATATGATAGAAAAGTATTGATGATGCATGGGGACGCTATTTCAGGAGCGGGATCAGGAACAACTATTATGAATACAATTGCTAAAATGCGTTCAGTATTTGAATATGGACGAGCAGCAGATAATAGTAACACAGCTATCCCTGATCATTTTGATTCTGTTATGTTAGGGCATTTCCATAGAGTTGATGAGTACGATATTGGAACAGGAGAGATTCATATTTGTGGTACGATGAAAGGTGGTGATGAATTTGCTTTACAGAGACTACAAGTATTTACTCCACCAAAACAAATTGTAACATATTGGCATCCGAAATACGGTTGCGTAGGTAAAGAAACTTTATATTTAAATCGTTATGATGATATAGAAAGTAAGTTTACAGACATTATTCCTGAAATCTGGATTAATTCAGTATAATATTATATACGGGTATAAGGAGATATTTATGGTAGCTTTATCGGCACAGATATTACATCAAGCAACAAAGGCAGCTTTAAAAACAGCTGCCCAAAAAATGTATATTGATATGGTGCAGAACTATCCTGATTACGCAGATCAAATACCCAAAGACTCTGCATATATACAAATAGGCGCAGACGATATTGAGGTTGGATTTCGTGATCCTAGCGTTACAGACCTTGATGGAGGGAAAGAAGGGCGACCTATTATCGGTATATACAAACAAAGAGTAAGACGACATACACGAAAATTAAAATCCGGGAGGACAATACAAGTTAAAGATCAAATACGAGAATACAATGGCTGGAAACCAATAAAAACACGAAAAGGTAATTGGTATATGGCACAAAATACTCCAAGTATTGGAGGATCGAAATTTTTTACTAAAGCTTATGAAGATAATTTCTTAGGAGATTCCTTTAATGAAATTCTAAAGCAAGCAATTAAAGACAGTCTTTAAAATAGTAAGGTTCTAGAGAAATGAAGGAGAGAAAACTATGGTAGATGTAACAAAGGTAACAGCGGAGCAAGAATTTATTATTGCGAGACATTCTCGTATGGTTGGAAAGGTACTTGATTTAGTAGAAGCGTCTCTTCCTGAAGGTAACCAATGTGAGAAATTAAAGAAACTTATACAGGTTCCTCTATACGACTTTAGAAATGACATTCTACGCCTAACAAAAGGGGAAATAGTAGAGGAAATATCCGAATAGCGTAGGATTTTTCTATAACTTTAGTATAATAAATTAGAGTGGTTTTATAGTTAAACTACATATTTTTATAATTACTGGTAGTCGGAAGTGGCTTAGACCAACTGCTAGTGCAAAAGTTTATACCAAATAGGAGGTAAACACTATGGCAGATGAAGTACTCGATAGAGTTGAAAAACAGATGGAAGGTACTAACTTGGCTCTAGCTGCTGTTGCAGAAGTTCTACAAAAAATGGACTACAGACTATCCAAGGAAGACGAAGACGAGGAGCAAGAGGAAATGGAAAAAACACAGGCTGCTGAAAAAGCAGACCTTGTTAAAGCTGTTGCTACCGAAGTCGCTGCTATGTTGAAGGCTGATAATGGTTTGGATGTAGATGGAACTAAGGTTCGATCCGCAGGCAAATCCGCCGCAGGCGCAGCTGATGCAGAGAAAGCAGTAAATATTAAGTCCGACATCAAAGACCAGCAAGCAACTATTCAAGCAATGTTGAAGGCTGCAATGGAAGATGAGGACGAGGATGACATGGAAAAGGCAGACGAAGGTTCCGCTGAAGAGATCGTTGATGAAGACGAGGAGAAAGGCGGAATGTATAAAGCAGGGAATGGCGAGGACGAAGACGATGACATGGTAGAAGAGAAGAGTATGGAAAAGCAATTAGATGACCTCAAAAAGCAAATCGCTGATTATGAGGCAAACATGGCGAAAGCCGTACAAACTGAAGCCGAAGATCGATTACGAAAGATGGGCTTCAGAGAAGAGACAGGTCTTGTAGCCCCTAAAGTTATCCAAAAGGATGCTCAGATAGGGCTAGGTGTAGACGGTTCTACACCACTAAAGAAGAGTGCTGACTCAGTAGTAGATACTGTTGATCAGCTAATGGACATGTCGTATCAAGAACTTAGGAACATACAGTATCGCCTAGAAGCAGGAGAGACTGATGGGCTTCCTAGAGAATTGATCAACTAATTTTAATAAATAAACGAGGAGGAATTTAATGGCAAATCCATCACTTGCGGAATATATTTCGCAGTCCCAGCGTGGACTTTATTCTTCTGTGTTCGGCCCTGACTATTTTATGAAGTCAGGTGCTGGAGTAGGTACTCCATTCACAGTTGATACCGCCACCGGGATTTTTAACACAACTTATGGACGAAAAGTGTGGCAGGCTCTGAACAACCAAACTCGTTTCTTTAACGCTATTCCCCGTGTAGTATGGGGCAATACAGCTGGTTGGAGGGTAAGGACAGACAGAGGTTCTGGACGATCCCGACCTGTTACAGAGACAGGTAACCTACCAACTGTAGACATTTCCAATATTGAGACGGTTAGTTCTCTACCGAGAATAGTATCGACCACCTTTGGTGCATCGGTCAAATCCGTCTTTACCGCTCAACTTGAAGGCGGTATTGGGGACGTTCTGGCGTTGGAAAACGAAAATGCTCAGATCGACCACGTAAAAGAAATTAACACAGAACTACTTGCAGGATCAGCTTCTATTTTATCAGCTGGTTCTAACACAACCAACGCAACAATTACTGTTCCAACATCTTATGGAACGCACTTTAGGGTTGGTGACAAAATAGCACTTTATGACACATCTGCTTCAGCAGTTATTAACGACTCAGGTTTGACTGTAGACAGCGTTTCTGGAGGGGTTGTAACCTTTACAGGCGAAACCTTTGCTCAGACCCCTGTTGATGGTGACGCTGCTTTCGTTGTCAGTAGAGCAGGATTTACTTCTATTGATGACGTTGTAAGTGAAGACGGTGCAGATGCAGGCGGAGTGCCTGTTTCTACTGGTGCTTATGACATCTCTGCCGCCAGAACTGCTGGTGGTTGGAACGCCGCTGCTTCTGTCAGCATGAACAATGGTACAGGGCGTGATCTTACACTAACCATGATTGATACAGCTATTCAGAAAATCAGAGAGAATGGTGGTGAGCCTAAGTTAATTCTTATGGGTCACGATCAGTATTTCCGATTGGAAAGATTGCTTAACTCCAATCAGAGGTATATGGGACAGGAAGAATATCAGGTCGGAGTCGGATCGGAGAGAACATTCCCCGGTACACGAACTGGTCTGGTTCTAGCTACTTACATGGGAATTCCAATTCTACCAGATGCGGATACTCCTAAGTCAATAGCTTCTAACGATGCTGTTCTAGGATCAAACATTTATGTTTTGGACACAGATTATATTGAAATGGCAGTCGCACAACCTACGCAATACGTAGAGAACCGTGACTACTTTGCCGCCAATGCTCTCGTTGTTAGGGGTCTACTCTATACAATGGGTGAAATGCGAGTAAAGAACATTTGGGTTCAAGCAAAAATTGGCGATCTAAACGCCTAATCGTAAACTAATCGGGGGTAGAGTTTCTCACGGCTCTGCCCCCCTTTTACATAGGAGGCAACGATATGGATATACTTATTTTAGTAAAGGCGTTGGGGTAACCCATGACACAAGTAACAGAAGATTTAAACATTAAACTTGCAGTTTATATGGAGAGATTAGATAATTACATAGAAACCCACTCAGTTTTAACGGAGAATATTTGTTCCAAGTTAGATCGAATGGATGAAGATATAGATCAAATTAAAAATTGGCGAAGTAGATTCCTTGGGGCTAAATGGATAACTGGAGTAGTGGGCATACTAGCTTTACACACTACAGTAATTCTTTCAGCTATTTTTGGAATGGTTCGGATAATTAAATAACAGGGGGAACCCAATATGGCAAATGAACGGCATACAGACATTAAAGAATTTGAGGTAGATTCTAGCACTAGGCAGTCTGTACATTCGATCACTAAATACCAACCCTTTAGACAGGCACTTTCCACATCAGCTAGTACTTTACTTAGTGCTGGTAAAGGAGAGGTAGCAACAAATTGGGTAACAAACCCAAGTATTGAGGCTACGGATGTGACAATGTATACAGCAACGGGGGCCGCCGCTGCCCGCAGTACTGCTCAAGCAGCTACAGGAGCAGCCTCTCTTCTAATAAATCCCGGTAATAGCGGGGCAGGAGAAGGGTTTTATTGGACATCACCAGCCCTTCCCTTTAGTACTTATGATCAATATATAACAGTTCAATGTGAACATCGTGGAGCATCAGCTTCAGGAAATGTAAAAATAGAGATACGAGATTTGGCAGGAACAACTGTACTCGCTACATCAGGAAATGATAACTTAGCAACTTCATTTAGACAAATTACTGCTGCTTATACAGTTGCTGCAACAACCGCAGGGGCGCAATATAGAATTTATGTAACCACGGGATCGCAACATAATATAGATTACTACGTTGATAAGATCATGTTTGAAGTACGAGAAGATGTAAATACTGTTTCTACTTATGTAGATGGTAATCAAGGAATTAATTATGAATGGACAGGAACTGCTAATGCGTCTACTTCTGTTAAACGTCCAGCAATGTCTAAGATTAGAGGGATTAAAATAACAAACGAATCTAGTTCAGCTGGCGAGATTGTGTACGTAGGTTTAGATACAACAGCATCTGCTACTGCTGGAATCCCTGTCTTAGCAGGAGCAACACTAGAAACTAACTGGCCCCTAGATTTTAGGGAGAAGGTTTCAGTAATCTCTGCATCAGGAACACCAACAGTTAGCGGAGTAGTTTGGGGATACACATTAACATAATGACTACTTTAACTAAGACTTCATGGGAACAACACGGTAACCGAGACTTTTATACTTGGGTACATGATGATGCGTCTATTAATTTTCTAGAGAAACAACAGAATGGTAGAGTCTCTTTAGAAGATATTGCAGGAGCCTTAGATGAATATATGCGGTTATTTAAAGCAGGACTTGCTACACAGGCAGAGATTATGACTTTGCATAGAGCGTTTCCAGATGCTCCAAAGTATGCTGAAGCAGTATCTAACTTTGAAGCTACCGAACCAATGGTTGTTGGAGGCCCAGCTTCCGTAGAAATTATTGATCGGGAAGGGCATATGGTAACAACAGAAGCTATGGAAAAAGCTTTTACAAAGTATATGGCAAACTTTCGTACTAGAAATACAATGGTATTACATTCTGATGTACAAGTTGGTTGGGCATTACCCGCATATATAAACAAAGGGGGACAAATATTTAAGAGTGGTGTAGATGGTAAAGGACTATTCTTTATTTGTGAACTAAGAGATGACACTCGTATAGCAGAAAAAGTACGGGATCAAGTTAATGAAGGGCGTTTAAAATCTTATAGTATTGCAGGGTCTGCTACAAAAGTACAGAACATGCAGAAAGGATTAATGCCTTACATGCAAGTAGATGATATGGAACTAGCTGAAGTAACTATCTGTGAGAAGGGAGTTAATCAAGGTGCTGGATTTGATCTACTTAAAAGTGGAAGTGGTCGCCCTACACAAAGCTGTGTAGATGGTAGTTGCCTTCTTCCTGATGTAGATGTTATAGTAGAAACTCAAGGAGATATAGATTTTAAGAAGTCTTTTGATAACTGGTTATCATTAAATAAACCTGTGACGGAATGGGATCACAGCGAAGTTCAGTCGGAGACTGAGCATGGGGTTGTTAAAGGGAAAGAGGAACGAACATACTCTGAAGAATATGAAGCCCAACATCCCGGAACTGGAGCAAAGATCGAAAAGACAATGGATGTTTTTACAGACATTCTTAAAAAACAAAAGAGTCATGACCCTTTAGCAGCTGGTCATGGAGATACAACACTTAATAACTATGAAGGTAGAGTAGCGGAACATCATCAACTATTGAGAGAATATGGATTCCCATCAGAACAACCTTTGGAATCAGTACGCTATACGCCTGTTGTAGAGGTGGAAACAGATGAGATAGGGTTACCTATCAATAACAAACCTCCGTGGCAAGTGAACGAAGCGGGGCAGCATCTAGGGGCAAAGCATGATGATGACCTCTGTACCTTCAAACATTCCGATAGAGGAAAGGCTAAAGCAAAGTCTTTAACTAAAGAGTTCTTTTCTTTTATGGATATGAAGGTAAATAATATTGAAGTTCCTTCTGAATTTATGCAACAACCTTATGTACAACCATATAATGGAAATGTAGGAGAGGCGATTACTGCTTGGATTAAGCAGCCGATAAAAGAAAAAGAGGAGGAATAGGTGCTAATATTTAAGTGGGTTAGTAAGCTGCGAAAGAAATTAAAACCTCAAAGATTTGATGAGTCCATACAGTATTGGGAACGTCTAGAGTTCCGAGAATATAGGGGGAAGAAATGATAGGAAAATTAAGACCACAGATATTAGTTGCCATTATATGTGCCACGGTATTTAGCGTATTCGCTTTATGGATGGGGTATAAAATGGAAGCAACAGAAATTGTTACTGCCGTTATCGGTGGCATTTTTGGATTCTTAGGAGGCGTATCACTTAAAGTTCTAGAGAATGAGTAAGATGTGTTCCTGCCGTATTGGTGGTATCTGTATTTGTTGGGCAATTCAATACTGTAATTGTGATCTTGAATGTAAATGTACAGACTGTGATGATATGCAAATATATTTGATTATGCGAGAAGAGAAAAATGACAACCTTTAGACGACAAGCAAACAATCTTTGGAGAAATCGAATGAGTTGTGAATGTGAAATAGAGTGTATTTGTGAAGAAGGATGTGAATGTGAATTAGACACTTGTGAATGTATTACTTGTGTAGCTGATCTAGTTATGGATATGTATGATAGCGGTTGCCCTTGTGGAGACAACTGTCAATGCGGAAACGCCTAGTTACTTCTTATGCGACTTCCAAGGTTTTAAATCAAATCCACAATTATGACATATCTCTTCTCGATCTTCAGATATTATTTGTAATACCTTATGTACATAACAATATTTATTAGTACACATTAATTCTTTTTCTTTTGTTTCTTCCATCACTATCCTCCAATGTTTCTAATCTTTATCCTTTCCAAATACACTACCCGTTAATAAAGCACCAAAGGCTAGGTGGAATAGTCCACCACCCTTCAGAGTAAATGGCTCGTGTTGACTGACTAATTTCTTGAGGTACTCCATCTGGACTAGCGGATCGTCAATAGCTTGCAGATGAGACATGTAGTCCGCTAGGTCAAGTCCCATCCTAGCTACCCCGTAATAGATAGGCACTACCATAAAGTCATAGATACAAATGACGAGGTAGGTTATTAAAGCAGTCCATCGCCACATCATATTACTTCTTTTCCTCCTTCGCACTAATTATTTTAATTGGTTCAGAACGTTCCGCTTCCCATTTCTCTGTCGCTATAATCTCTGCCCATGCCCCACTTAATGCCTCTATTTTAAGTGTTTCCTTTGCAGGATATTCAATTTCTATAATATAAGTTTTAGTTGAAGACATATCCCCTCCTAATGTTCTTTCTTATCAAGTCTAATTTTGGGGTACTTACCCAAACAAAACGCATCGGAACCGGGATTAAATCCCCCCATTCCAAACCCTGAACAGAGATAATCTATATTATTTATCATCATATTAGTCTTGGAACCACAGATACAGCAGTATCCTTGCTTGCTATGACTCTTGTAGTTCTTTAACCAATGCAATTATTTCTTTGGTTCTGGAATAGTGATAGCTTCAAGTGTGTCAATTGCTACTTTACTAAATTCACGAAGCTCTTTAACCAAAGCTTTCTTCTCTGCCATTGTAATTTTATTATCTTTCATAGCAGAACTCATAACAGTTATTACATCAATACCTTCTTTTAGTATAGCTTTTGCTTTAGCTGATTGTCCAGCATTTAATTTAAAGTATAGCATAGCCATATTCATTATTGCAATAGGGTTCATCTTGGAATTACCTCCTTATTGATCTGTGTTAGGATTTTCTTTTTCTCTATTGGAATGAGTCGAATCCTTAAACTCATTCTTCAATCTATATTGTGGTGTCTGTGCATGGCAATTAGGGCAGAGCAATCTAAGATTCTCTAGTCTATTGTCATCATTATCACCATTGATATGATCTAATTGTAAAGGTATGGGGTCACCATACCATTGTGATCTTGTACATATAGTACATTCCTCATCAAGATAGCCCTCATTAATTAAACGTATTTTTAATTTATCTGATTGCATTGGGGCTTTACCCTCAAAGTAATCTGACATGGGGCGAGTCTTTTGAATATCGTATTTAGTTTGTACAGGGATTCCTCCCATTTTTCTCATAAACATATATAGACCTCCTAAACTATTATACTCAATTCTAGTAAAATATCATAGGGGGCTTGACGAATCGTAGCGAATCGTGCTAAGATGGGAGCATCAAGTTTTGCCCTAGATAAATAAAAAGGAGTATAGATAGATGAACAATAAAAAATTAGTAGTAGGTGGTGCAGTAGGTCTGGTAGTGATTTCAGCAGTAGGGGCATGGGCAACCTATAATAAAGTCACTAAAGGAAACTTTTTAGGAAGATCGAAACAGGTAGTAAAGGATTTATTTAATGGGGTAGAACCAACTCCCTTTCCGCCTGTAGATCGTTTAGCATCCCAAGAATGGCGTGAGACATACAGCACTCCATAAGGAGGACAAGATTAAGATACAAACGGTACAGAAGTATATAGAAGATAGATTTTATAGTAACAAGATTCAAGATTTTATGAAGGCAGAGACACACCCTGATCATTATAAACAGATTAAGGATAGATGTCCTATAGTAGAAGAAAGAGATACCTGTGGTGTAGTAACAGCAGGACGAACAATTGGCAATACAATAGCTGACCCTGTAATTCAATTCTCTTCTTGGATACTTGTAGATGAACAAGAAACAAAGAAAACAGCAAGGCATGAACTAGCCCATGTTATTCAAGTTCTATGTGACTTAGAGGGAAACTTTCACGGAAGAGGATTTAACAAAGCCCTGAAGATTACTTCTCCAAGAACATTCAGAACAGATAGACGTTGGCGAACAAATATGAAAATAGAGAAGGCTCGTAAATTACGTCATCCAAAAGCAAGAATGGCTCGTTGATTCTTCCCAAACTTTATGTTAAAATTAACAAAAAGTAAAGGAGGTGTTTATGGCGATTACGAATCCAGTAGGTTTTATTATAATGATGATTTTTATAGGACTAATCATGGCAACGTGTGACGGTTCAATTCATCAAATGGCACAACAATAGGAGAAAGAATGGAGAAGATTAGTTTAGAAGAAGCAGTAATAAAGATTGAGGAAAGCGAAGGAAAGATATTCTCTGTAGTATTTCGTAAGAGAACTACAGGAGAATGGAGAAAATTAATTGGTAGACTAGGAGTTAGCAAGGATGTTAATGGTACTGGTTTGAAATATGATCCTGCATCACGACAGCTAATGACTGTATATGATATGCAGAATCAAGGATGGAGAATGATAAATAAAAATAGTATAACAGAATTACAGACCAAAGGAGAATCTTATGTCATCATATGAAGAAATGGTCTTCGCTCTACAAAGAGAAGTAGAACATTTAAAGAGTAGAGTAAAAGAACTTTCTGATACTAATGAACAACATAGATTAATAAATGGTTCGTTAAGAAAAGAGTTGCATAAGTTACACGCTGATGTTAATATTAAAGTTATGAATGGTCAATGGCACATGAGTAATGATATAGATGCTGATGACTTAGAAGTAAAGGAGAAAACAGATGAGTAAATACTATAGGATTAGAGCCACTAGTATGGCAACCTACTACAGTTATATAGATTCAGACAATTATCCAGATGTCTTTGATGAGGAAGGAAACCCTAAAGGGTATCAAATGTATATGGATGGTTCGATAGAAAAGATTCAAGACTCTGACTTTGACTTGTTTGATAGGACATGGGATTACGGTGTAGACTCTGTTAATGAAGATTGGGAGTTTACAGATTATGAAGTAATTAATAAAGAACAATATGTTAATGCTAGGACTAAAGAAGAGAATGAATTCATCTCCACTTTTAATATAGAAAAGAGTGGTTGGTAGTAGTAGGAGATTAGAATGACTCACGAAGAAGAACATATACCGATTGGAAACTCAGAGTATACACCTTGGGTTAAACCTACCCTGCAATGGTATCCCAATAAGAAAAGACAGAAGGGTGTTGAGAAAAGAATTACTAGTCTACTCCGTAGACGGAAATCATTCTTACTTGAGACTACTGACTTTGAGGGGAACCCTATTATTTGGTCTGTAGATAGTTGGGGATGGGTTTCTGATCAGTCACGAAACCCTGAGAACATTTTCTATGACCATACCGTAGGACACATTAAAAACTGCTTAGAATTTCTAGGTGGTAGTCAGAGACTATGGACAGGTAAAAAACGCTCTACGAGGCGGAGAAGGACTATTAAAAGGGGGAAAGGTATATGAGTGTAACCGAACAAATGATGATGTATGCTGAACAGTTTAATCAAAGGATAGATAGCATAGAGCAATTTATACATTCCCATGACTTTACTCTGAATAGAGACGTTATGGATTCTGTCCTAAGACTGTCAGCAGATATACAAGAATTGAATGATAAGATAGCTTTACTAGAGTATAATATACTAGAGGTGAAGGAACATGTTGATAGACTATAAGGAGGAACACATGGCACTATGAAGTGGCAGAACCGAGATAGGAAACTAACCAAGAGAAATAAAAATAAAAAGCAGGACAGGTATTTTAGAGAGCGAGGAAACAAAGACTCGCAGGAAAAAATCTCATTTGCCCGGCTGCAAAAAGAGTTAAGGAAAGCTGAACAGGAAGAACTTTATGAAGATAATTAAACAGATATTCGTATGTGGATTTAGAGGACACAATTACAAGATGGTTTTGGTGACTCGTGATATAAGTAAACTAATTTGCTCTCGCTGTGATAGGGCTTGGAGGACTTAACTATATGGATGATTACGACATAGAAGATATTAAAAGCAATCCCTTTTCAGACTTAGAATTAAATCTAACTCGTAATGAAGCGTTGTTCTTAGATGATAGTATGACGTTAATGATAGAACAGGATATGCCTGATAGTGGCAGAGGGGGTAGTTATGTATCGAGTCTACGCCCAACTCAACAGACGGCAGGAATTCCAGTACCAATGGATTTAATTGAAAAGGTAGGAAGGGCAGTCGTAGCAACAACTGATCCACAGACAAATAAAGATACATATACAATAACGGTAGACCACTCTGAGTTATACATGATTCGGGAAGTGGCTTCCTCATTTATTAAAGTAGGAGAAGAACCAGTAGGATACAATCTAAAAGTCAAAGTTTCTAGACTACTATTTGCAGATGATTTAGAAAAGGAGACTCAAAACGATTTACTCTCAAGATTACTTACAGGTATTGAAGGATTAGATACACCTGAACCTGTACCTGAATCAGACGAGAAAGAAATAGAATAACAATAGAATAACAAAACACCATTAAGAGGGGGCTTTATAGCCCCTTCTTTTTGTCTACGGAGGTATGATGGCAAGAAGAACTTGGAGCAAATGCAAATGCGGAGTGAAATTAAATATAAAGAAAGGTCATAAGATATGTTATGTTTGTGAAAGGAAACAGAGAAAGCAATAGGGCTTGACAAAATTTTTCAAAAACGCTAGTATTTACGAGCGGTTGGAAAACCGCTAGGAGGTCTTATGAATCGCAATAGAAGGGTTCTTGAATCAGAGATTCTTGATATACTAAATGATGTAGATAGATTAGCTGATGAATGTAAACACGTAGGAGATAAGATTAAAAGATTAAGACTAGACGTAGAATCAATATTAAATGTCGAGGAGGAAGTAGTTAATGACAATGACAACACAAGACGAGAAGATGGAAGAGTTAGCTAATTTTCTAATTGAATCAATGGATTCAAGTGATCTAATAGATATAGTTGTAGATAGTTTAAAAGAAAATTGGACTGCTTATCCAGAAGATTTTGAAGCACAATGGGATGAATATCAGTCAATGATGGGGGAGACTTATGAAGATGGAGATTAGTTCGGGGGCATGGCATGGTGGTAAGATTGAATTAGTAGATTGTAATGAACCATTCAGACACGCATACTATTTACAGGTAATAGACAGAGAAGGAAACAATACATTACCTGATAAAGTATTAATCGGGAAAGATGATATACAACGTATAGCAAGAGCAGTAGATAAGTACAGGTATTAAAGGAGGACACATGAATACATTAACGAAGAATAGAATACTCGTTGTAACAAATATTGGTATTTGTTCTGGAGTATGGATTACTTTCTTACATCTTATAGAAGTAATTTAATGGATGATTATATATTTCCTATATTAACTATATTTGGTGGAGTAGTTCTTACATACATTAATTACGTTATACTAAGACAAACTATACAGATATTAAAAGTTAATATAGAAATAGCCAAACTTACAGAAGAGATTAGAAACTTGACAAAAGCTACATTAGATGTTACAATAGACGTTAGAACATTAAGTAAAGACTTATTAGATATTACTAAACAACTAAAGGAGAAACTATGAAATATACAAACGATAGATTTTATATTATGCTCATGATGGTTAGCACATTTTTATTTTGGTCTTGGCGAAATTTGACAACCGTTGTTACAGCGTGGTAAGATTCGGCAAACGAAAAACGAAGGCGAAGGAGGAATTTTATGCCAGCAGTTATATTTGGAGATAGGTTCTTGGGAAGAAGAGAACCAGCATGGCATGGTCTAGGTAAGACATTTAACGAACCAATGACTATGACAGAGGCAGTAGTGAAAGCTAATATAGACTTCCGTATTGCAAAGCACCCTGTGGTTGCTTCTATAGATACACCTGAAGGGACAGAGTTAATACCGACAAATGACTTTGCGGTAGTGAGAGAACCTGTAGATGATGATGATCAGTATAGAGTTCTTTCTATTGTAGGGAAACAATGGACACCTATTCAGGCATCCACACTTGCTACAATGCTTGACCCTATTACAGAACAGTATCCTGTAGAAACTATAGGGGCGTTGGGATATGGAGAGAAAATATTTATGACTCTTAATGCAGGGGATGCAGAAATATGTGGTGAAGACCATCAACTGTATTACCTTGTAACAGATCACCGTGATGGTGGAGGGGCTTTGTCAATAGCCTTTACTCCAGTACGAGTTGTATGTCAGAATACATTAACGGCAGGACTAGCACAGTCCAAAGTAAATGTACGACTCAGGCATACTAGAACTATTGAGGCAGACGCAGAATGGTATGTAGGAATATTCAATCAACTAGCACTTGCGAAAGATAAAGCAATACAGGAAATGGATACTCTATCTACTGTTAGAATAGATGAGAAAGAAATGGAGAAAGTTATTGTATCAGCTTACCCTGATGCATCTAAACCACAGAGATTAACTCTGTCAAAAGACTTGACTCCTGATAATGTTCCTGCATCAATATGGTCAACTCTGTTGAAAGATAAACAGAAACAGGTTGAAGAGTTTGAGAAGAGACAAGCAAGGGTAGATAGGATTAGAGATGGGGCAAGGGAAAGGTACGCAGTCTTCAATGATGAGTTCCCGAACCTAGCAGAAACACCTTGGGCAATATGGCAAGCAGTCTGTGAAACAGAAGACTATCGCAGAGGTCATAAAGACTCAGGTACAGCAGTCTTTGGTACAAGGGCAGATGCCAAAGCAAGAGCATTTACAACAGCCCGCAAATTAGTTACAGGTTAGTATAATATAAGGAGGACAGAATGGCTACTACGTTGAGTGGAAAAGCACAGAAGAAAGTTATATTTAGAGTTCCCAATACAAAGAAAGGGGAAAGATTTTTGACTCTTGCCAAAGAGTTCATTAATAGTGATACATACAATTTGAAGGTTAGAGGGACAGCTAAAGGCGATCCTTCAACAAAGACTTTTCATTGCTATTTAATGGGTAAGACTTCAGAAGGAAGGATGCCTATCAGCATTGAAGATAAAGAAGATGCAGTTCAGATTCTTAGTATTCTGAACTAATAAACCAAATGTGAACTATGACAAGGTACTTGGGTAGGATGGATGGTTATTCTAAAATAGTGGTAAGCCTTGCAATGGGGATAAGCCTAAAAGCCCCTTAAACAACTTAGGAGGAATTGTATGTTAGACCCTGAACAAGATTCAATGGAAGATTGGGATGAGATGTTAAAACCTTTTTTCCCTAATGATTATAATATGGCTGTTATGACCGTAAGAAATAAGTTACCGTATGGAGTTCCTGATTGGTTAATTGAAAGTACAACAGCTTCATTCTTTAATATGTTTGCTTATGATTATGCAAAAGAAATAATAAAAGCAGATAAAGAAAAAGCTAAGAATGATCCCTTTAAATTATGGACTATTGAAGAAACAAACTTCATAACAGGGGAGCATAGAAATAGTTTGTTGGAGATAACAAAACTATATGACAATCCTAATTAATGGTAGAAGAAGGAATAGTATTTCAACCAGATGATCAAGGTAATTGGATTACCGTTACAGATAAAGGAAAGATTTCAGTTAGAGTCTTATCAGATAAAATTAAAATTTATATAACTCAAGAAGAAGAGTTTGAAGATTTGTTTGAGGTATTAGACTTTATTATGAACCTTACAGATAAACGTCCCTTATTTGGTATTAGTAATGAAACTGCCAATACCCCTGCAAAATGAGGGGGACTTGACAAGCTGTTGGCGTTGTGCAAAAATACGGCAAGTCGAAAAACGAAGCGAAGTTCACAAGGAGAGGTACAGATATGTTATCCGATATGATCGAAGAGATTAGACGAGTAGTTGATGAAGCAGATAATGCCCATACAGGGCTAGAGGAAAAGAGATACGCTATAGAGGATTTGATGTCAACATTATCAGACAAAAAGGATTCTCTTGAAGATGCTCTTGGATATTTACAAGATGCTCAAGATGCTATGGAAGAATTGGAGAACTACACTATACCTGATGCCCAAGAGATTATTGATTAATTGGGTACTAAGGTAATATTCCGACAACCCCTTTATGGGGGGATTCAACAATGTAATACTCAGTCAGATTTCGGAAGACTGAGAACCTTATAAAATAGTGTTAAGCCCTGTCGGTGTCAGGGGAAGATTTCAGTAATGGACTGCTGATTAATGGAAGGGACACTCAATATCCATAAGAACATTGTCTCACCTCGTTCTTAACACTAATACATAACACAGTAATTCATGGGCAAGGTAGTAAGACAACTTTACTAAAAAGGAAAGGACGGCAGTTGTATTGAATTTCATGGGTCTTACTAGGCGAATTGTTTCAAGAGCCATGCCACCGTCCCTTGTCCATATACTTATTAGAGGATAAATACATGAAACATTATGATGTAGAGTATAGAATATTAGGTACATATACAGATCAGATATATGATGTAGATAATGAAGATGAAGCTGTAGGTAAAGCTATGGATAATCTCCGTTATGATCCTATTGTCATATATGATTCAGACGTAGAGATACTTAGTATTTATGAAATTGATTATGAATCAGGAGTAAGGAAAAATGGTAAGAGTAGTTAAAGATCAAATGGGATCAGATACTCACGTATATTTGAAAAAACTTGAAATGAATGAGACTACATGGGATAACCTATTATTTCAATTGGGTTATGAACATATAGATTCATCAGATGATATATTAGATTTAACAATTATAGGATCAAACATATATAATGAGGAGATGAACAATGCCTAATTGGTGTAACAATGAACTAACAGTAACTGGTGATGAAGATAAATTAGAAGAGTTTAAAGAGTATTGTTATGGTGAGTGGTATCATGACAAGTGTGGTAGACAAGAGATATGGGTAGTTAATAAAGATGCTACGGAAGCCCCTTGGGGAGAATATAAAAACAATCCTGACTACTGTGGGGAAGAGGAATTTAAAGACTCTTGTGATAAACAACGACAACATTTTAGTTTCCGTTCTATATTACCTATGCCTAAAGAGATAGAGCATACAGGTTCTCCTGTTAGAATCTATGATACTCAGGAAGAATTAGATGAGTATATTAAAGAATACTATGGTTCAGAGAAGGCTCAGAGTTTCTATGGAAAACAAGTAGTAGCACAAGCTATGACTAGAGAATATGCTAGTTACCTTGAAAGAACATACGGTGCAGATAACTGGTATGATTGGTCTTGTGAGCATTGGGGAACTAAGTGGGATGCTAGTGAGCCATACTTAGAAGATGATGGTTGGATGTTAAGGTATGACTTTGATACTGCATGGAGTCCACCTGAACCTATCTGTGAGTTCTTACGAGACAAGTTCCCTGATGTACACATTAGTTGGTTCTTTAGAGAAGATGGTATGGAAATGGCAGGGTATCTATAATGGTTACCGATAAACATGAACAGTTGGAAGCCTTCTTAGAAGAACTTGAACAACTGTTAGATAAACATTGCACTCCTGATTGGTTCTACCGATTTGACATTGAGGATGGTGTTGGTATAAACTTATCCATACCTGAGTTCAGAAAGGAAACAACTGATGAAGGAGTGAATAACTTTGGATGAAATAAATCATTTGAAATGGGCAATCATTTCATTCACTTTAGTATTAATAATATGGTTATTAAAGGGGTAAGTTATGGTTAGTAAAGTAGAACAGATCAATGAACTTGCAGATATGAACGAAGAAGAAATGTTATTTGTTGGTTCTGACCCAACAGAATTTGAGGATGCTATACTTGGCATTGCTAATAGTTTTGGGTCATCACCAGTAATTGCATATGATTATGAGAAGATGCTTGAGATATTAGCGAGACAGTTTGAGGAAGAAGATGATCCTTGGATAAGTGCCATTGAATGGTTTGAATATAATATCATTGGGGCATACATGGGAGAAGGAACACCAATTTATATAGAGAGGTTAGCGTGATGAATTCAGTATTCAAAGGATTAACAACAACCAATAAATTTGGAACCTGTTATATCTGTGAGTGGAAAACTAGTACAGCAATACCTGTAGACGATATGTTAATACATTGTTGTGCAGATAGAACCTGTAAAGAATCCTTTAAGAAACAGAACTTTACACACACTCTTATAAATAAAAGACACGTATATCCTAAACAAAGAATACAAGAATACTTGTGGACATATCCACGTAATGCTTTGATTGATGAAAATGTATATATAGGAGTAGGTAATACTCTAGGGGCTTGACAAATTTTTACGAATCGTGCTAATATTTGGCAAGTCGAAAAACCACCCATTAACAAAGGAGATCGGGGTTATGATTTTACGAGAGGCGAAACAAGTATATGTTCCATCTATTCATCTTGAAGAACTAATGTCTGAACTAGATGACATGGATAGAGATAGGAAGATCAATGCTATTAAAGCAGTTAGGGATAAATACTTCATAGGACTGAAGGATGCTAAAGACCTTGTAGAAAAGAGTTGGGAGTATCTTGACTTTGTGAAAAGAATAAAGTTTCCTATCACAAACGAGTCTTTAGATGTTCAACCATTCTATGAACTACCTGACTCATACTATGATGAAAAAAATGACTTGCCTTGGTAATATACATATAGGGTGGTGGCAGAGTGAGTAAATGCAACAGTCTGTAAAACTGTCCCTTTAATTAGGTTCGTAGGTTTGAATCCTACCCACCCTACCAAAACAATCTAGGAGAATATAATGGCTAACAATTTACAGTTCCCAACATACATAGAAAAACTGAACTATGATTCATTGGAGTGTGATTGCTGTAAGGGAGCATTCCAAAAATACTTTGAATATGGTATTGCTACAGGTGGATTCTTAGAAGCCTGTATTAAAAACAATCTTATGTCTGCTATGAGCAGAGGTGATTCTAACCATATCAGTATAATTAAGAACATATGTTCTTTCATTTATAATGAATTACCCTCTGCTTGTACAGGAGTTGACGGTTTCGATTCGTGGTGTTATACTGGCGGAGCGTCACAAGACGGTAGGTTTTCAAATATACAACCCAATAATTAAAGGAGATTACAATGGGGAGAGATGCAAGTAGTACCAAAGAACTACATGAAGCTATAGAGTTTGCAGAGAGTCTTAGAGGAAACTATATTTTAGGACAGGCTTTACACTATGCGATTAAAGAACTTGAGAAAGTTCCAGTTCCATATAGAGAAGTCAGTAATATTTCTGATATGAAATACATACGAGATAACTTATATATGTTTCCAGAAGAATTATATTCAACAGTAGAAATACCAGAAGAGGTAAAGTAATGTCATTGAATTGGGATATAACAGCAATAGAAAATGTTAAAGAATTATGTTGGGTGGAAGAAGAAGAGGATGGAGAAATTGTAACAAAACTTAATCCAATTACAGACTGTCTTATATGGGCAACTCTGTTCCTTGGTATGAGAGAGATAACTAAAAAGAACTTAGATGAATTTACAATGAGATTGATAGAGTGGGAGAAAGTAGTTGGAGGATTCTTACAAGATACTTCAACAGGTAAATACACCATGCCATCATATACTGATGTAGAGTTCCACATTGGATTGAAGACTAATGTGTCAGAGATAACTCTTAGAAAATGGAAGAGTAAATTAGCTAGTATGTTAAGAGAGGATTCACAGAAAGCTATTCGACAAATTAAAGACGCTCGTAAAGAAATGCAAGAGGTTGCTTAATGACATTGACAGGTACTTATACATACTTACCAACAACAGAAGATTTGAAAGAACATGATACTGGATGGTTACCTGAATGTATTGATATGCTTGACTTAGTAGAGCAATACAATAGATGGGAAGATGAAGGTAGAGAAAGTGATTGGTGGGGAAGTTTGCATAATAGCAGGCATCCTACTGATTGTAGTAACTGCATAGATGTTAATATCTACACAGAGGATTCTATCTTAGGGGAAGAGTATCAAGGCGGTGACCTAGAGAATGGATATGGAGATATTGTTACAGTAACACTCTACCCTGTAGAACGAGACATAGATGATGTGAATGGTACAGGTGTAGATCAATGGACGGTAGACACAACTCAATGGTTTGATATTACA